TCACGTATAAGATAATATTAAAATGCCATTAGTCGACTTATTAAATAACCTCGCTAACTTCCCCTACTACTACGGAGGAACCGGTAACTTTATACAGAAGAGCTTAAAATACGGAAGAGACCAGCAATTTGGAGCAAGTAGTGATGAGCCGTATATACAATGGCCTTTCCCTGAAAACGCAGACGGAAAGACTAGACAATACTATACAGGTAATTTAGCATCTTTAGACTTCCCGGTTAGAGGTAGTAGTTTAACAAGACTCGGTAACGGACTTATTGTACCTTCTGCTGCAGAATATGATTTTAAGAGGATTCAAAAATTTATAAAATCCTCTCCAAAAGGATATACCTTTGTAGCAAAGCAAATAGGATTACAGTTAACTAATCCTAAAATGGAAGTTGGCTCTCAAGCTAACCTAAACCCGGGAAGAAATACAACAGCTAGATTTTTTGGATTAATAGAAAACACAAGAGTATACAACGGTGGATTAAACACTTTAGCTCAAGTAAGATTAGCAGGTAGCGGTATACATGCAGACAGACATGGAACTGTGCCCTATAACCCTTTTTCCCAAACCTACGAAAGAGTCGTACAGAGTTATAATTTAGCAAATCAAGGAGCAGATAACAGACTTGTAACTCTCTTAAATACCAAAATACTACCAGCAACTCGAGCAACAGATACATCTAGTACTTCTAATCTAGAAAATTTACAGCGACTAGGTATTTCAAGAACAAACAAGAATCTACTATTCTCATACCCAGGCGGACCTGGATCAGTATACGGTATAGGATTAACAACCATCCCTAGATATGCTGATAACTCAGATTTGCTGAGAACAAATCCTGCTTCTTCTCTTTATAAGAATCAAGAAGGAGAGACTACTACTTTGGCGGATATATACGTACTTACAAAAGAAGGATTAAAGTCAACTAAAGCAGGTTATCTCAAATACACAGAACAGTCGAATCTAGAAAGACCTAATACCGATAACAGATTAGTAGCTTTACTCCGCTCTAAGATGTATAGTGCAGAAACAACAACAAATAAGAACCTGTACATTCCTCAAGATAGAACAACCTTAATACAGTATCCGGGAGGCCCTAATTCTGAAAGAGGTCTCGGAACAACTACTATACAGAGATACCAAGATAACTCTGATCTATATAAAGCCAATCCTGCAACATCTCTCTACGCAAATGCTCAAGGAGTAAATGCAACACTGCAGGATATTCTTATTACCAAACCAGAAGATCTACAAGCTAACGCTCCTGGCTACGTAAAATATACTCAGACTTCTAATAAAGCAAAACCTGATACAGACAATAGACTTGTAGCTCTTTTAAAAGCTAAAATATTTACTAAGCAAACCACAACTGCTAATAAGAACCTTTTTATTCCAGAAGATCGATTTACCTTACTAAAGTATGAAGGAGGTCCAGGAGCAAAGAGAGGTATTGGCCAAACCATTATAAAAAGAAATCCAGATTTTGATACAAGTCCGCTATACGACGTAAACCCGCCGATACCTTTGTATCAAAACGGAACCTATAAAACATTAAAAGAACTTTTACAGACAACAGCGTATGTCGACAAAACTGTAACAGTTGCTAAAGCAGGTCTTTTCGGATCTGTTCCTTACGGTCAAACTTTAACAAACAATACCGTAGACGTTAATAACGAGAGTAGGTTAGCAGTGTTAGCAGGAAAACTAATCGGCAAGTCTGCTGATTTTTCCGATAAGCAAATTATAAAAGGAAACGATAAGGTAACTACTAATCCTTCTAATCCAAATGTTATATATGAGTACCCAATCGGCCCTAGTGATAAAGTAATTCTAAAAAGAGAAACAAATACTGGAGATAAAACCGATACCCTTAACTCTAGTGCTAACCCAGGCGACCCAAACAACTCTAATAACGGGGCTAAAACTTTTAACTATAGCTTACTCTACAAACAATCGGTATTAGGTGCATCTGGAAAAAAATGGACTGATGCTAACTTAACTGATTTTAGAAGTACGATAGAAGGAGCAGCAGGTGGAGCAGGTTCTTTCTCTCCAGATAAAATAGGCTACAAGCTTGTAGATTACACTACTAACAATCTTCAGAGTAGAATCGGTATTGCAGGACCTGGCCGATCTGATAAAGTAACAGCAGCACCAGTCGGGCAAGACTATGACCCGGAAAAATCTATTGCAGATCTTATTAAGTTTAGATTTGAAGCCTTAATGTACAGTGGAGCTGTTATACCTGTCCTCTTTAGAGCCTATTTAACTTCTTTCTCTGATAATAATACTGCAGAATTATCACCGTTTAGATATGTAGGTAGAGGTGAGAACTTTTACGTATACAATGGATTTTCAAGAACTCTTTCTTTTAATTTTAAGCTTGCAGCAGAATCAAAGCAAGAACTTAAACCCATGTATCAGAAGTTGAACTTCCTACAATCACAACTATATCCAGATTACCAATCTAGCGGATTTATGAGAAGCCCAGTTGTTAAATTGACTCTAGGTGATTATATTTATAAACAACCCGGATTTCTTACTAGTATGAATATAACAGTTGCAGACAGTTACCCTTGGGAAATTAACCTAGACGGTGATATGTTTGAAGCTCCTCAGCTAGTAGATGTTAGCTGTCAGTTTACGCCTATACATGACTTCTTACCTCGCCGTAGTACAAGTGCTACTAATATAACACCTCTTTCTTTCCAACAACAGTTAAAAGCGTAAAAGTATGAACCGCAGATACCAAGATATAGAAGTAGTAAAAAGCGATTCAGGTAAGAGGCTCTATACAACCAATTACTACCCGCATATTGCGCCAACAAATAACGATATTTACCTTATATCAACTCAACAAGATAGGTACGATCTCCTAGCACATAACTACTACGGAGATAAGACACTATGGTGGATTATACCTACAGCAAACAACCTACCTTGTGATACTCTATTCCCAGAACCGGGAATACAGCTCAGAGTACCCGTTGATGTAAGTGCTATCTTAAGACAGTACAATAGGCTTAACGTAAAGTAGTATGGCAAAAAATTTAATAGGTTCTCCGATAAATAACGAAGCTATAGGGCAGATCTTTGCTAGAAGTAGACAACTAGTTAAGACCGAAGCTAGGGATAATAAAAACATAGAATTTATATCCGATAATAACTGCTGGATCAAACTTACTTCTCTAGCATCCGTTATTGGTGGCGACTTAGTAAAAAGTCTCGGTGAAGGTGGAGTAAATCTTGCTAGAAAATGGGTACTGTTTGGAGGTACAGCAATTGAGACTGCTGGTGGAGGATCTAGGTTGAGATCTTGGGATGCTTCCTACAACATAGGAGTAAAAGCTTTAGATGAATTCGGATACAGACCTATGCCCGGCATCACATCAGCAACAATAAATACAGTAGGTACCCTAGGATCTCTTAAAGTAGCTGATGTTAAATTTAGAGTCAATAACCTAGCTCAGTTAGATGTTATAGATGCTTTATTTTTTAGAACCGGATTTACCTGTTTATTAGAGTGGGGACATAGTTCATACATTAAGAACAATGACACTTTCGATACAGCAGATGATTCAATCACGGTGGACGTCTTTAAAGATGAAGACCTTTCTAAAGAAGATCTTCTAAGAAAGATTTACCAGATTAGAAGAAAGACAGACGGCAACTACGACGGTATGTTAGGAACAGTAACTAACTTCAACTGGAGTGTTGGTCCGGATGGTAGTTACGACTGTACTTTAAAATTAACAGGTATAGGTAGCGTTACAGATTCTTTGAAGATAAATAACATATCTTCTTTCCCTGATTCAAAAATTGGAAAACAACTACTAGCAAGTGCAAACGCCGGATCAAATAGCGGCGGAGAAGGAGCTCCTTCAGCCGGTAACGGAGAGGCTGCTGATGCAGTATCCCAATACCAAGCTTTATTAGATGGTAGATCTGCACCGGCTTCTGCTCTAGAAGGATTCTTAGTAGATATGAAACTAAGATTTGGATCTACCGGATCTCTTTCTGAACCTATCGCAACAACTACGTTAACGGCTGCTGACCCCACCCCTGTGGAGACAACAATTCCGGATATTGCGACTACTTACTTTGCACCAGGGTTAGGACTATGGTCTGGTGGTTCGACAGCAGCACCCGAGGTAGTGAGTGCTTTTCAAAACGGAAACGACCCTGAATATTTACTAACAGGAAAATCAACAGGCGGAAACGCTCTTGCTGGATTAGATAGCGTTCTACTAGTACCTTTCAGTTCAGTATCTGGAGATACCGGAGATGAAGCAACCACCTCTCAATCTCTCTACTGCTATATCAAACTAGGATTGCTATTAGCCTACATACATAACTCGGCCATGATTTACGAGTTTAACAAAAGCGCTAATCAGAAAAAACCCTTAATCTACTTAAACTTTAATCCTAACAATAACCTCTGTTATAGAACTAATCACCAGTTTTCTGCCGATCCTACAGTCTGCATAGTACCCTTAGATGCATCAGATGCTGATTACGGAAAGCTTTTCACAATTAACAAAGTAAGCCCAGGTAGTGTACCTAATACAGCTGTAAACACAGCAGAGCTCTTTTCACCAACGGGAAGTCCTTTCGGTTCTTCTTTTTTAAAAAACTGCAAGTATAAAGCAAGTGATACCGAAGGAAGAATAATGGAGATCTATTTGAATGTAGATTACCTTCTAGGAGTTATAAGAAATTTTACAGATAGTGATAGAAATTTTAACGTTACTCTAGCAGCTTTTTTAGAGCAAATTCTAACAGATGTACAAAAAAGTTTAGGTAATGTTAATGAATTTAGAGTAGGATATGACGACGACAGCAATACTCTTACAATATACGACGACCAGATATTAGATGCAAACCCAAAAGGTAAAGAGTCGAGTATATACCAAGGAATACCTGTTACAGGACTACCTTCGGTTGCTAAGAGCTTCTCCCTTAATACTGAATTTAGCACCAAGCTAGGATCTATGCTTGCAATCACAGCAATGGACCCCGGCAATCAGGTATCAACCCTTAATAAAGACGGTTCTACTTTTGCCGAGTTTAATGCCGGTGTAGTAGACAGACTTATGAAAAATAAAACTACTGATGCCGGTCAAAAAACCGAGCAAAAATCAGGGCCGGTTCAACCGGTAGATAATGCTGGAGTGCTACAAGAAGCTCAAAGCTTTAATGAGTTTATGTTTCGATTCTACTCTGCTAACTCCTTAGCAGCTCCTAGAGAGGTTAAAATTCAAAATCTGGACGCTGCTAAGAACTACTACATTACTGCTGCAACTCTTCTTAAATCGAACCCCGGTGAAGCAGGAGGAGCGACTATGGGAGTAAGTGCTAACGGTATTATGCCGATATCAATCAACTTGACTATGGCAGGAATAAGTAACCTGGTGCTGTATGAAGGATTTTGCATTCCAGGAGATAGACTTCCTTCAAAGTACAAAACTAACGGACTCCCTAAAGTAGGATTTATTGTATCCGGAATAACACATGATATTTCTAATAACGCATGGAATACTACCATAAAGGGATCTATGATTAATCTACCTAAAAATGTTAAGGTAGCAGCATCTGTCTTAAACCAGTCTATAAAGAAAGGAGCTTACAAACCACCTGAAAAGCAAGAAGTAGTAGGTACGCCGACTTACAGTACAACAAAGAAAGCAGCTAAATGTTCCGGCAAAGCTCTTAAAATTGCAACCCTGGAGGATATTAATAAGTATGTTCCCGCAGCAGAACGTGGAAAAATCGGTGTTAAGAAATGGGCTGATGTAAAGAAAACTTTTCCTCTAAGAACAGCTGCTCAAGGAGTTCCAGTTCAAGCCGTACTCAACTGTAAAGAAAAAGCATCAGACTATAATAATCAACCTTTTGCTTTCCAAATGGCATCTATTACCGATGGAAAGACTTGGACCAGAGCAGCAAAAGGTAATGCCAGCGGCATCTTTAAATATGTAACCATACACTACACGGTATCGAGTTACGACAATCCGCTAACACACTATCAAAACACCTGGAATAGATCCGTAGATGTAAACCCTGCCAGTGCTGATTTTACTATCGGACGAACAGGAAAGATAGCTGGATTTAGAGGATTTAAAAAATGGAAATCTAACCACTACGGTGATCCGACTTGGGGTGCATCTCCTAGTATGAATGCTAATAGTATAGGAATTGAAATGGAATCTTACGGTCCTGCCTTGCTGTGTACTTCTAGCGGTCAAATATTAAATTATAGCGGCGAGCGAGCCATACCTTACGATGAGTGTCATCTCTCTTATCCGGTTTATCGAGGACATAACTTATGGCAATCTCTAACAAGCGTTCAAATATCAGCATTAGCTAATCTACTACTAACCTTTATCAAGGACGGTATCTTAGCTCCTGGATTCAAATTTAATCCCGGCTATGATATATTATTCCCAGATAAAGGTTTACGAACAGCGCCTAAACCTTGTGTTGTAACACACGGTACAGGACAAGACCCTAGCAGAAAGATAGATACGATGCCTCAAAGCAATTTACTGGATATGCTATCAGAACTAGATGTTATTGCAGCAAGTGGAAAAAAAGATACTCTACCTTCTATAAACTGGACTGGTTAAAACTAAATGTAGTATGATTAGATATTATCCTAAAAACAGAATAATAACAAACCAGGTAACAACCGGAGGTGAATTTACAATAAAAGGAGAAGAATACAGAGGTTCTTATTATAAGACTTTTGATGGAAAATTTTTTACAGGATCAGATCCTTTTGATAGTAACGCTAATGTAAAACTTACACCGATAGAAACCGCCTCTAATTTATCAGTTAGCACTGGTAAGTTTGACCTAGACGCTGTATTGAGCTACGAACAAATTAAAAATGTTTCTCTCGCACAAGGAGAGCCTGATACAGACGCTTATGGAGTTGTCTTAAGAGAGTTGACTCCCTACTACCCACAACCCACCCAGGAGGATTATGAACGAGGTTATTTTTTAAGGTACTTTGCAAAAAAAGTAAATGAATCTTCTAACATTATAGAGATTTCAAAAGAGAATTATGATACTATGAGGAATAGAAAGTCTAGACTACAAGATTATCTTTATCAAGTTATAGACTTATTTTGGAAGCTAACAGGACCTCTAAAGGACGATAGAGTAAATAAGCAATACCCTGTTGCTGGTATCGTAGATACGAATAAAAGACTTGTGGAGACTAAAGATAAAACTTTTCCTGGATTAAAGACTTATATCGGTGAAGAGTATAGCAAGTTTGCGGTACCAAGTAAAAGTTGATAAGTAGAAATAACTTCTATATTTTTATTGTAAATAAAGGTTAATGCACTACATAGTAGAAACTCAAGAACAGTTAGAAAAGTTAGGAGAGAAGCTAGATTCATGCTTCATAAATCTAATCTCTAATAACGATAATCAGCATCCCCGTCTAGCAAAACCTTCTCTACTTTACATACGTCCCGTATCGGAAAACAAAGGATATATTGTAGTTCTAGATCATTCGGAAGGCTTTTCACTTAATATACTCGAAGTAGTTAAGGTACTATCGAAAGCTAGTAAGATATACTGTTTAAACAGTAAATACCATTCATATTACTTAGATCTTTCTTTAATAGACCTCAATTATTGTTTTTTAGAAAGAGGGGAGAAACCTATGGAGAATAGGGGAGATTCACCCCTTATAAACATCTACTATCAACGATACACCGGTGTTTACAAAGATATAAACAGAGTTATACCGATATCGAAACTCTACGAATACTGGGAAGAGCTTTATATTAAAGTTGAGACCTGTATTAAGACTTTTCGTTTAGATCTAGAATTTTATTCTCAATACGAAAAAGTTTATAAAAAGGTAGAAGAAGCAGGACTTAAAATAGATACTCAATGCTTTGGAGAATTTTTTACTCCGCACAGTATAACAGATTCTTACGAAGATCAGATAATATATACAAACTATAACCTGTACAATGTAACTGCGAGACCTACAAATGCATTCAACGGTATTAACTTTCTAGCCCTAAATAAAGAAAACCACTCTAGAAAATGCTTCATACCTCAGAACCATTACTTTGTCGAGTTTGATTTTGATGCATACCACGTAAGACTTATTGCTAATTTGATTAACTTCGAATTACCAGAAGATCAATCGATTCATACATATTTTGCAAAACAGTACTTTAACAGAGATACTATCACAGAAGAAGAATATAAGGAAGCTAAGCAAATAACCTTCCAAAACATATACGGAGGCATTAAAGAAGAGTATAGAGAGATTCCTTTCTACAAAGCTCTAAGCACCTACCTTGATGATCTTTGGAATACATACCAGTACGGGAAAGGAGTTCAATTACCGACTGGACGAACCTTACAAGTATCCGAAGACATATACTTACTCAAACTATTTAATTACTTTATACAAAATTTAGAAACTAAAACAAACGTAGAATTACTGACAAAACTTCAAGCTATATTAGAAGGGAAGAAGAGTTTTATAAGCCTAGTAGTATACGACTCTTTCTTATTAGATTTTAACGTAGAGGACGGAAAAGAACTCCTGCTAGAGATTGTTAGCCTCTTGCGAGAAAGTAAATATCCGGTAAAAGCAAAGTACGGTAAGGATTACGATTCTTTAATGAAAACCAACTATTTATGATAGATAATTTCGACTACAGCGGTATTGATTATATGAATAGACTGTTTTGTACATTCACATCAAAGGAGAGTTTAGACACTACTCTCGATCAGATTAAATCCCACTATAAGATTCTGTACAATAAAATATTTGTATTAGAGTCTAAGGATTGTACGGATTTGCTCTGCACATATAATATTGATACAGAAAATACAACTCCTTATATTCTCAACAATACGATCCTTCTTCACAGAAAGAAAGAATCAAACACACTGTATACTATTAATGCCTTAAACATTCTAATAAGGCAGTTAAACGAAGGGATTCTAGATACAAGCTATAGAATTTCATGGGCGGATTATAAAAATACAGTACTACTAACACAGGGAGATGATATCCGCCTCCTAAGCACTAAGATACATAAGATAATTAGCCTCTAAAAAAAGTTGGCTGTTATCATTTTTTTCATTATCTTAGTTTAAGATATATGTTCACTTTTAATTTTAAAATACATCAAAATGGCTATGAACGTAAGTTTAATTAAGCAAAAATTGGCCAGCTTGCAAACCCGCGGTGGCGGTGGCAAAAGCAAGATCGCTGAGTCAATTTGGAAAGCGCCAATTGGCAAATTCCAGGTAAGGATGCTTCCTGCCAAATGGAATAAAGAAAATCCTTTTAAGGAAGTCTTTTTCCACTACGGTATTAACAACCGTACTATGATCTCTCTTGTTAACTTCGGAGAGAAAGACCCAATCGTAGAGTTTTCAGAAAGCTTGAAAAAGCAAACTTACACGGTTGAGAATTTTAAACTAGCTAAAAAGCTAGAACCGAAGATGAGAGTATTTGCACCAGTTATCGTTAGAGGCGAAGAAGACAAGGGCGTACGTCTTTGGGAATTCGGTAAAGAGGTTTATATGGAGCTTCTTGCTGTAGCAGAAGACGAAGATGTAGGAGATTACACCGATACTTACCAAGGTCGCGATCTTATCGTAGAGACAGTAGGTCCTGATCAGAGCGGACGTCAGTTTAACAAGACTTCAGTTCGTGTTAAGACTAAACAAACTCCTGCTTCTGAAGATGCTAAACAGCTTAAAGTCTGGCTTGAAACACAACCAGATCCGATTGAGCTGTACAGAAAGCCGACATACGAAGAACTTAAGCAAGGTCTTTACGAATGGTTGAACCCCGGTAGTACTGAAGCTACAGAAGAAGAGGAAGAGACTGAAACACCAGCTCCAGCAACAGCACAGCCTGCTGCTCCTAAGAACAGTAAGTATTCTCTAAACGTAAAACAAAAGCCGGATATCGATAAAGAGTTCGATGATCTTTTTAAAGAAGATACTCCCGGTAATGACCTTCCGTTCTAATAAAAACAAAATATGGCAAAAGCTAAAGAATCGTTAAATACGACTATTTCAAAAGCTATCAAAGGCGGATTTGATTTAGAAGGTTTCAAGAAAAATAAATTCCTAGTAGGGAATGTAAAGTTTAAAGAAGATAAGTGGATTGAACTATCCCAATCTTACCAAGACGTTCTATCTATCCCAGGAATACCGATGGGCCATATTACACTACTTAGAGGACATTCTGATACAGGTAAGACAACCGCCCTTCTAGAAGCAGCAGTGTCTGCACAGAAGAAAGGTATCTTACCTGTATTCATTATAACCGAGATGAAATGGTCTTGGGAACATGCTAAACAGATGGGCTTTCAAGTAGATGAAATTGCAGACCCCGATACTGGCGAAGTTGTAGACTATAAAGGATTCTTTATCTATGTGGATAGATCATCCTTAAATACTATCGAGGATGTAGCAGCTTTTATCGCAGATCTTTTAGATGAGCAGAAGAAAGGTAACCTACCTTACGACCTGTTATTCTTATGGGACTCTGTAGGAAGTATACCATCCCGACTTTCGGTTGAATCCAACAAGAACAATAACGAATGGAACGCCGGAGCAATGTCTCAACAATTCGGGAACTTTATCAATCAGAAGATTGTACTATCCAGAAAAGAATCTCAACCTTTTACTAACACCTTACTTGCTGTAAATAAGATCTGGGTTGCAAAACCCGGAAGTCCGATGGAGCAACCTAAGATGAAGAATAAAGGAGGTGATACCATGTTCTTCGACGCTTCACTTATTATTACATTCGGTAATGTATCTAACAGTGGTACTAATAAGATCAAAGCAACTAAAAACGGTAAGAACGTTGAGTTTGCTAAGAGAACAAAAGTTAGCTGTGATAAGAACCATATTACCGGTGTAACAACTGAAGGTAGAATTATCATGACTGTACACGGGTTTATTCCTGATGATAAGAAAGCGATTGATAATTATAAAAAAGAACACTCAAAGGAATGGCTGCAGATACTAGGCAGTAAAGATTTTGACGTAGTTGAAGAGACAGAAGAAGATATTAAAGACATATTTGAAGCATCCGACAGTGAATAAAGAATACCAAGCTATATTTAATAGCCTAAAAGAATCGAAACAAGAGACCCTGCATTTACATAGCAGGGTTCTCTTAATCGATAGCATGAACACCTTTTTAAGATCCTTTGTAATGGTGAAGCATTTGAATGCTCACGGTCACCATATAGGAGGTCTAACCGGGTACTTAAAGTCTATAGGATTTGTTATCCGAACTATAAAACCAACTCGAGTTATTTTAGTATTCGATGGACTAGGAGGATCTACAGCAAAACGAAACCTCTACCCTGAATACAAAGCTAATAGAAAGTTAACCAGAGTTACCAACTGGGACGGGTTTGATACGAAGGAAGAAGAATCAGAAGCTATAACAAACCAGATTGTAAGGCTGATAGACTACCTAAGACAACTCCCTGTTGATTTACTTATAGTAGATAAGGTAGAAGCAGACGATGTAATCGGGTATTTATCTAAACAGTTAGAAGAAGAAGTATACATCGTATCTTCCGATAAAGACTACTTACAGCTTGTCAACGACAGAGTAACGCTGTACAGTCCTATAAAGAAGAAATTCTACTCTCCTAAAGCAGTGGTAGATGAATTAGGTATTACTCCTCAAAATTACTTAAACTATAAAATACTTGCAGGAGATCAATCAGATAATGTACCCGGTATTAGAGGCCTTCAAGCAAAAAAGATACTTAAACTTTTTCCAGAGTTTAAACAGTCAACAAGGTACACACTACCTCACATACTAGAAGCATCAGAAGAGCGATTAGAGCAAAATAAACTCTACGGTAGCATACTTCAATACAGGAAGCAGTTAGAGATAAACGAGACTCTAATGAACCTACACGAACCTTTAATTTCAGAAGAAAATAAAGAACTTATAAGAAGTGTTCTAGACGACCCTCAACAGGATATGAACAACGCCGCTTTCTTGAGGATGTACAATGAAGATATGCTAGGAGGGAGTATTGCTAATCCCCAAATGTGGTTACATGATACCTTCACTTACCTAAAAGCCTACAAGAAGAAAGTTGGATAATTGAATAGAATTAGTTATTTTAAATTACAGAAAAAATAAAAGCTATATGTTTAAATTAGTTTACAACGTAGATCAGAAAAGAGTTTCTATTACTAACTACAATGACCCTGACAGTAAAGCTACTCTCTACAGAAACGCAGAAGTTAAATTCTTCTACCCTGAACAGATTATAGAGATCCATTCAGATGACAAATTTAAGTCCATTCTACCTCTCGGCCTCACTTTTGTTCTTTTTGAATAATCTAAAATAAAATATGCCAACAGCACTCCACCAGTTATCAAGTTATGGAAATTCGTTTCAAATAAAGGTTATAGCCTCACTGCTGAAACATAAAGAATTTCTACAAAATATTCACGATGTCTTAGACGAAGACTACTTCGATAATCCAAGTCACAAGTGGGTAGTCAAAGAGTTATTAAGATACTACTATAAGTACAATACAACTCCTACGCTAGATTCCCTTAAGATTGAAGTTAAGAAGATAGATAACGAAGTACTTAAGACCACTGTCGTCGAGCAATTGAAGGAAGCTTATAAAGCTACCTACGATGATCAAGAGTATGTAGAACAAGAATTCTCGAACTTCTGTAAGAATCAACAGCTAAAGAAAGCACTCCTCTCTTCAGTCGACCTTTTAAATATAGGCAATTACGATGAAATTCGAGTACTTGTCGACTCAGCTCTAAAAGCAGGTCAGGATAAGAATATAGGACATGAGTACCTTAAAGATATCGAAACAAGGTATAGAGGTGAAGAAAGAAGTCCGGTAGCTACAGGATGGCCTGTTGTAGATAGACTACTAGCTGGAGGACTAGGTTCTGGCGATTTCGGATTGATATTCGGTAATCCAGGAGGAGGTAAGAGCTGGTCGCTTGTACATATGGGAGCATCTGCTGTACAAATGGGATTAGTAGTAGTACACTACACCCTAGAGCTTTCACAATCATATGTCGGTAAACGTTACGATGCTTTCTTAACTAAGAT